CGGAGTAGGTGGACCACTTGCTACACAGAAACATGATCATCCAATGGTCAAAACATTTAAGAATGTTGTAGAAGGTATGGGGTTAGGTGTTATTTCTGACTCTGTATTAGAAGGAATGCAAGTTGGTTTCAAGATGTCTAAAGGTAAGGTATCTGATGCTTTTAAATCAAGTAGAAGTATGCAGGAATTAGAGAAAGGAAAAGCCTTACTTAATGGTGGAGAAAAGACTGCGAAAAGAATTGCTGAAATAGAAGCACAATTAGGAGCTAATCCTAATACAAAAGCTAAAGAAGCTGCTAGAGCTAAGTTGGATGAAGCTACAGAGAATCTAAGTTTTGTATCTAAATCAGGAGCAAAAAAAGCAGTAGCTAGAGCTAAGCTTGCATTAGATAAAGCAGAAAATGAATACGAAGTAGCTTTTAAAAATTATGATAGATGGTCTCCAGAAGGCACAGACAAAGAAGATCTAATAGATGAATTAACAGAATTAAGAAAGCAAAGAGATACTGCTGCCGAATCCTACGACCCACATAAAAATGAACCAAGAGAAGTCCATCAAGGTAATGCAACATCTATAGAAAATGTTGATGATGTTATAGAAACTCAGCAAATAATGAAAACTGAATGGGGTGCTGCTAAAGGTTCTCTTGGAGGTTTATTTAGTAAACAAGCCATCACCAACATGATGGAGTCTGCTGATATGGGTTGGAAAGAAATAGGAACATATGCAAAAGCTATAGAAAATAGTCCAAAGATAAAAGCAGATATACAACAATACAGAGCTGCTGGTAAATCTCCACAGGATTACTACAACGATAATCTTATGCTCTTTGACCAAATGGTGAGAGGAAGAGAAACAACAGAAATGTCTGTTAAAGAGTTTCTTGAGCCATTAAGACAAAGAAAGTTAATACAGAAAAAAGAGATTATACGAGGAGGTAAGTCTACAGGTGTTGTTGAGTATATGGACGAAGCACATGTAAAAGCTCTTGACTTAGTTACAGGTGACCTACTTAGAAGACTGAGAGATACAGGGATTATGAGTAGAGAGCTAGAAGATATTCTTAATGTTGATGCTATCGGTGGTCCTACACAGGCAATGGTAGAACAACTTATAGCTCTTACTAAACTTACAAAAATGTCACGTTTACTTTGGGGTCAATCAGGTGTTGGCTTGAAAGGTAAAAGTGGAAAAATGATGAGTGCAAAAGAGCTTACTAGAGCTGTAGATGAATCTGCACAAGAAAACATCAAAGCTTTGCAAATGGCTACTAAGTTAGCTGGTGACGGTGATGATGAATTACTTAATGGTATTAGAAATTATATTTCTCAAGCTGACAACATAGAAAACGTTGACGACCTTATGGCATTCCTACGTAAGAAAATGCGTGGTGGTGAATTAAATGGGTCTGTAAAAACTGGTGCACTTATACGTGAACTAGGAATGGTACTAACTAATAGTGTTTTATCTGGACCTAAAACTCCAGTTCGAGCTGTTATGGGTACATCTAGTGCAACATTTATGCGTCCTATGTCTCAAGCTTTAGGTGCTGCAATGACAGGTGATGGAAAGATATTTAGAGAATCACTTGCTGACGTTAATGGCATGATACAAGCTATACCAGAATCATTTACTTTATTTAAGAAAAAACTTGATGGTTACTGGTCTGGTGAACTTGCTAATGTAAGAACTCGTTTTGCAGAAAAAAGTGCTTCAGAAGATAGCTGGACTGCTATGAAGTACATGATGGAAAAAGAAGGTACAGCAGCAGATAAAGGTATTTTCTATCTAGCAAATATGGCTAGATCTATGAATGACAATAACTTCCTTACATACTCCACAAAAGTTATGGCAGCAACTGACGATGCCTTTGGTTATATCTTAGGTAGAGGAAGATTGAGAGCTAAAGCTTTTAGAGAAGTAATGAGCGAAGTAGGAGATGGAAACTATGTTGACATTACTCCTGAAATGATTGCTAAAGCAGAAAATAAATTAGTAGATAAGATATTTGACGCAGAAGGTAATTTAAAAGATAACTATATTTTAGCTGCTAAGAAAGAAGCAACACTTACACAAGATCTAAATGGATTTGCAGAAGGATTAAATAACGTATTCCAAAAAACACCATGGGCTAAACCTTTCTTCTTATTTGCAAGAACAGGTGTTAACGGTCTTAACTTGACTGCTAAACATACTCCCGGATTTAACTTCTTAGTAAAAGAGTGGAATGATATCAACTTTGCTAGACCTGATGATTTATCAAAAGTAGCTAAGTATGGTATTGAGACTGCTGAAGATTTAGCAAATGCTAAAGCTCTACAGTACGGAAGATTAGGTATGGGTTCTGCTGTTATATTTATGGCTGGTCAAAAGTTTTTAAGCGGAGGATTACATGGTAATGGTCCTGCTGACAGACAAAAAAGACAGACATGGATTGATGCAGGCTGGAAACCTAGAACTATAAAAATTGGTGATACTTGGGTAAGCTATGACGCTTTCGAACCATTTAACCAGATACTTGCAATTATCGGAGATATTGGAGATCACCAAGAATTAATGGGTGAAGAGTGGGCGGAAGATAATTTGCAAAAATTAGCTGTTGTTATAGCTCAAGGTATTACAAGTAAATCTTATTTAGCTGGTATGCAACAGTTTGTGGATTTGATGGCTGGACAACCCGGACAGGCAAACAGAATTATTGCATCTTTAATGAACAATACAATACCTCTTTCTAGTCTTAGAAATGAGTTAGGTAAAGTATTAAATCCTTACACAAAAGAATTAGGTTCTGATATTGGTAGTTCTATTAGAAATAGAAATTTAATAAGTGAAAGTTTAGCTAGTGAACCACTTCCTACTAAATACGACATGCTTACAGGTAAGCCAATTAAAGACCATGACTTTATAACAAGAATGTTTAATTCTATATCTCCTATCCAACTAAACATGGATTATAGTCCCGGAAAACAATTGTTATTCAATAGTGGCTATGACCTACGCCAGTCTACTTACTATGCTCCAGATGGAACAAATCTAACTGATTCACCAGTATTAAGATCTATGTTTCAAAAAGCAATTGGAGATCAAAGGATACTTATAGAGCTAGACAAAATGGCTGAAGATGAAGGAGTACAAAGGTCAGTTGCGTTAATGGATTATCACAGGCGTAACGGTAATAGAGATATGGATCCTAAAAACTATGTACATAATGTCAAAATCAGAAAATTATTTGATCGAGCTAAGAAAAGAGCTTGGGCAAAGGTTAAGCAGGATCAACGTGCCCAAAAACTTATACAAGAAGCAAGAGATTACAAAGTCAGAAGTGTCGAAGCAAGAAGAGAATCAATAAATCAATTAATAAATATGCCCAAATAAACAATTAGGTGGATAACCCATGGCGGTACAAACAACTGAAGAATTTAAAAATGGCGGTGCCACCTCATACGCCATTACAATTGAATATTTAAAAGCAAGTGACATTAAGGTAAGAATTGATGGAGCTTTACAAACTTATGTAGCAAGCAACCCCGGTTCTGGTCAATACACCGTAAGTGGTACAACAGTAACTCTTGGAGCAACTGCTGCATCAGGAACTGGAAATGTACATATATATAGAGAAACAGATGTAAATACAGCAGCCGCAGTATTTCAACCCGGTTCTTCTATTAGAGCGGCAGATCTAAACGCTATCCATGACATGGCTAGGTTTGCCAGTGTTGAACATAGAAATCAAATAATTAATGCAGATATTGGAACAGGAGCAGTAACTTCAGACTCCATATTAGACGGAACTATTGTCAATGCTGATGTCAATGCTAATGCTGCGATAGCTGGTACAAAGATTAATCCACACTTTGGTAATCAAACCATATCTACTACAGGAACAGCGGTAACTGGAGCTTTAGGAGTAGTAGGCGATATAGACCTTACAGGAAATGTAGATGGTAGAGATGTAGCGGCAGATGGTACTAAGCTAGATACCATAGAAACAAATGCTAAAGACGACCAGACAGCAGCAGAAATAAAAGTACTATTACAGTCAGATAAAATAACTGACGCTGAAATAGAAACAGGAACATTAGATAATAGATACTACACAGAAACAGAACTAGATGGTGGTCAACTAGACAATAGGTACTACACAGAGTCAGAACTAGATAATGGTCAATTAGATAATAGATACTACACAGAGTCAGAATTAAATAATGGTCAACTAGACAATAGGTACTACACAGAAACCGAATCAGATGCTAGATACTTCAACATAAGTAATGGAGAAACCATTAAAGATGGTGATACATTTCCAGATAACGATACAACTATTGCTACAACCGCAGCTATTAACGATAGGATAATTGACCTTGTTGATGATGTAGGTGGTTTTGTACCAATAGCAAATGAAACAAGCTTTCCTACATCTAACCCTGATGTAAATAATGGTGCTGGAACTATAGTCTCAGTAGCAGCAGCTTCAACTAATTTAGTTCCAAGTGG